TTTCCCATGTTAAAATGATCTCCTTTAATTAGGTTGGGTATTAACATTATACATAAAAATTACCTTAATGTCAAGGGTTTGTTACGCCTATGACATCGTTATATAGTTCTTCGAACTTTTCCGGGCCCAGTCCATAGACCACTCGGTCTAGAGAGCCCAATTTTTTTAAGTCTTGTTTAGCTTTTGACAATACCCAACTTCCAGCTCCAACGCCCGTTAAACCTGTCATAAAGGGGTGTTTCCGAGCAATATCTTCGAGCTTTGTTATTGGTCGTCCTTGACGCAATTTATTCTCAACGGAACCGGCATAAATATATGACGCGGGGATTCCAACGAGAAGGCGTGCAGACCATGGAACTTTTACCTCCGCACTCTTTTCTGAAAACATTTTCTTTTGAATCGTAGTTGTACCAAGCGCTGCTGCTCCCACGAAGAGAGGAATTAGCCATTGGTTTTTCATTAGTAATTGATCAAATTTTGATAGTTGCGATAGATCTGCTTTTGTTGCATTCATCAGCTTGGCATATCCCAGATACAATCCACCTAATCCTGCTAATGGAAGCATAGGACTTTTCTCTGGAGAATATAAAGAAGGACGGGGACCCTTTGGTTCACCCACAGTATGTTCCGGAAGCTTTTGAATCATCTTTCCGATAATACCTTCTTTTGCCACCTCTAGATCTGCGCGTTTTACAAGAACACGTTTTATAATAAGAGGTTTAGTCAATGATAATTCAGGAATATAATCCATTAACCGAGCAGCAATTTCATGATTAAATCCATCAATGGTTACATCAATTGGGATCTGTGGCTGCTCATCCATATCCATAATGATCGCGCCTTTTTCTAAAATCTGATCTGCAAATGGACGACGATCCATGTTAATAAGGACTAATCTTTGAAACTCTTCCTGGCGAGGCATAATTCGTAAACCAAGGAAGGTCGATAGTATATCTGTTAAAGAGTGTTCTTCTGCAATCTTGTCTAAGATAGGGGTTGGAATCTTTTTCTGAGAATCAAGAATAAGATTATTAGGATCAGCCGAAAATCCCTCCACTGTTCCAGGGACTTCCTTTGTAAGCGCTGATTCTTTTAGACCGCTTCGTTTCAACCATTCTTCTCCAATTAGAGCTGAAGGTACTGCTGGAGGATCTTGAACCGATGCAACTTTTGCAATAACTCCTGCAGTCCTGTCGGCAGGTATTCTTACAAATGAAATATCAAAGAAAGTTAAACGATCATCGTTGACAGCCATTACTCTACGGCCGTCAGGCAATATTCTTCTCATTTCGTAGCGCAGATGATCGCAGTATTCGCCTGTATTCTTTGCACGATTACCACAAATTGAACATTTATCAGATGGTGTGCGGGTACCCATAGATACAGCTGGAAACTCGCCTGTCTTCATACGTTCAATGATATCTTCTGCTTTGGAATTATCTAATTCTACCACTAATTCAACACGATGCATGTCTGGATTATGTGAAGCATATATTACTTTACCAGCACTCTCTTGGGGATTCTTATTTCGATGATGGCGATATGCATAAGCATGCTTTTCGAACGTCTTATGAAATCTTACAAGTTGATCATCTGGGAAATAATCCCCGTTAAGGTTTGGACCGTAGTAATCACCCGACGTCATAGCATTAACAAGAATATAGGTATGATCGGCTTTCTTTTCTAGGTGTCCAATAAAATCTTCGACATCTTTCTTGTAACCAGCCGTTTTCTCAAGAATATCTCCATTAAGAAATGTAATAAGCGGTTGTCCGTTATTATCCTTTGGAGAGAATGTTGTAAATTTTATCATGTTATAATCCTAAACTCATTTGATTGGGATCGCCTTTTGATTCACGACCACTAACGCCTTTATATGCCCCACCAGCTTGTGGACGTAAGGATAAGAATGCAGCACCCATAGGCGTAGAGTATTCAGCTTGTGGTGAAGCTGCTCTAATGTTCTTTTGTACTTCGGTGATACGTCCTACCATCTCAGGAAGAGGTCCTTGAGCCACATGATGCATTTGAAGTGCTTGTTTGATATAGGCTCCTGCAGACATTGGTTCTTGTGCTAGTGTTGGAGAGAAATGCCAGAGCGCGTCAAAATAACGTGCAGCTAGATCTTCTTTCTCTTTTAATTCTGGGTGTAAATCAAGCATAGCATCAAATCGAGGTTGCTTTGTAGCTTCGAGTTTATAACTTGTCCAGGATTTTTCCGCAGCCCGAACTGCTTCGAATATGAGTGACCCGATACCCATCGATCCTCCGATGATAGCCATATTCTTTATATTCTGTCCTACGGGTGTTCGAGCGATTCCTTTTAGACTATCCAGAAAATTTGTTCCTATTGCAGTCTTCTCTAATTCTGCTCGAAACGCTGCCATCTTTATAAGAGTAGCTCCGGAAACCTTTCCTTGTTTGTGCTGTTCAATAAAGTCTGCGACTTTGATCATATCATTTCCTTATTTCATAGTATAACGATTGGATACCTGAGACATAGGCATTGCAGCATCACGTGCTTTAACTTTTTGCATCTGCGAATGTACTCCGGCGGTTCCTGCAACTCCTAAACCCACACCAAGTAGAACTTTCTTTGTTGTGCTTAAAGGTGCAGCTTCTTTCAAATGTTCACGGACAATGATTGCTGCAGAACCTTCTAGTTTCGACATGCTTTCAATAGCTTCGGCTTTCTTTTCTCTTAGCGTTAAAAATTCTTGTGTATCTTTCACTAATAAGCCAGCCTGCTTAATAATCTCGTTATTTGGATTTACAGTGCCTGCAGTCTTTACCACAGTATCTAACGCTTTTGGATAAAGTTCATGTGCTAGTTTTTCTCGAGATTCGGTTAGAATTTTTTCAACAACAGGAGAATCATAAATTGTAGTAATAGCCTTTTCGATGTCTCCAAAAGACGTTCCGCCCAAATATGCCTGTTTGATTAAATCATGAAGAATAGAAGAATTTTTCTGGAAACGAACATCCACTTCATACATAGAGTCGGTTAAACGATCATCAAGCGCAGCCAGCTTGTATGCTTCCTTTACCATCTCTGTTTCACTTGGAGTTGTTTCTTCCACGGAGGCTAACTTCTCAAAGTTTGGATCGGAGATTTCAGAGGTTGGTTCCTCTTCATAATCTTCTACTGAATATTCAGCTTTCTTTTCAGTTCCGAAAACAGCCTCACCAATTTTTTCAATTGAGGCATTCTCAAATTGAATATATTTATCATTGGTTTGATTCATAAGCTGTACATAAACTTCGGTGTTGGCGCCCTCAACAACTCGTGCAATTTGATCGCGATTCAGTCCGTGTTCTGATGCGATTTTTGTAATAGTCTCATTGAGGGGCTTTGCCTCTTTGAGATATCCATGGGCTGCTTCATTTACATAACTATCGATTTCCGCGGTTGTGAACATGGTTATACTCCGTTTTAATTTATTATAGTTAAAAATCCATATATAGTCAATACTATTCTTATTCTGGGGCAGTTGTACGCGTATACAATTCCCCGATTAAATCTCCGTACAGAATCGAATGAAATGCGTCATCCGCATTAGTATTGATGTATTTATACTTACCCTTTTCCTCATCATAATCGACCATTATATTGAGAATATCACGGGCAAAGGGTTCAAAGTCTTCCCATTGAGGGAAGATGATTTGTCTGTTTTTTATCTTCTGGAATAGCCAGGTCATAGCCCGATTTCGACTTAAAGTATAGGCATTGATCTTTAGATTCCAAGACATCATTTGTTTCTGATTACCTTGGTGAAGAAGCGCAATAAGCCGCGTAGGGTTTGCGATTCTTCTTCGGATTTCACTATTGACAGCTTCTCCAAAGCCAGCATCGGCACCAATGAGGATTGCGCCCCAACGAGCAAACTCACGGGGAACGTCACGGTGGATAAATGCATAATCTGATTCTTTTCCTTCATATTTTTTCATGTAGAGGATTTCTGTTGTGGTTCCTCTACGTTGTAAGACGCTTAAAACAGTCTTTGAATTTTCCGAGTTAATCGGGCCCCAGTCAATACCAAAAAACTTTGGATATGACTGTGTATATCCATCCGGTTCGGTTCTCATAGGTCCGCCCGTACAGCATGCACGTATATCAGCTTCTGTAATAGGTTGGACTCCAGCATCATATGAAAGACCAAGATATTCGTTTAAGAAAATACCCCGGGGTTTCGTATGGAAAGGAATATAAACATCCTTCTGCCAATCTACCCACGGAGAATGAGCAAACATTAGAACTGATACTCTGAAACCTTCGAAAATATATTGCCCATTCTTTTCCGATATATGCGACTTCGGATTTGTTCGTACCCATTGTCCATTACGAGCATCGATAGACTTATGACAGAAACGACAACCTAATCCCCACGGTTGAATGTTTCCTTCATCAAGATAATTCCATTTTTGACAATGGTCGCAAAAGACGAACCACTCGTTGCGTGTAGAAATGTCCCATCGCTTTGCCAACGTGCCAATAGTTCTTTTTGGCGTACCTGCGTAAAGCGTACGTTTATAGAGCGAACGAGCCATTGCCTGCTGAATGACGGTGATGTTGTCATCCGGAATGTCTTGTATTTCGTCAGCGAAGAGCATATCAACTGATAGACCACGAGCCTTATCGGCTGAGGCTGCTGCATAACGAAAATACATTGATGAGCCATTAATAAACCGTTTATGAAAAACGTTTTGAATCTGACTCGAATTGAGGAAATGTCTTTTGATGAGAGGCGTCTGATCAATGACGGGAGTAATTCTATCATGAGAAAAAACCTTGACCTGTTCAACTGTGGGTGCGATATATAAAGTTCGGAAACCGCCTGAGAACTCCGGGCGCGTCTGTGGCATAATGACCATCTTACCCAGCGCAAGATTAGCAAGTGTTGTAGATTTAGCAACCTGACGTGACGTGCATAATACGATCTCAGGAGGATCAATATTATAAATGATTCTCATATGTGGATAGTCATCCAAAGAAAAAGGTTGACTATTCAAATAAAAGAACCCTTCGATAAAGTCCGACATTTGAAATGAAAGTGTTGTTGCCATGTTAATGTTTTGTGCTTTTACGTCCGCCTTGACCACGATATTTTTTCATGGTTCCGCGCTTGGTACCAAACTTTGTACCAAGACCACATCCTTGACGTGTTTTCTTTCTATGTGGTTTTGGAGCGTATGAATCTTGTGCTTTTCTAGCCATTATTTTGGTAATCCTGCTATTATAGTATCTGCGAGCGCTTTAAACTTCGGGTTTGTCATGTATGTCTTTGAATAACCCGCAGTACCCAAATAAGCCCCGCCCGCGATCGTACCATAGGGAATAACATTATGAGGGAATGGTGCCAGGTACGCCGCGTTACCCGCGACTTGAGCACCAATGGCCGCTCTTCTAAGATAGGGATGGAAGGTTTTTCCAACCTCATCAAATTCTTTGGCTTTCGCCACCGCTTTCTGTAGTTGTGGAACATTTTTTATCCTCTGTATGGTAGATATTACTTTGGGATGATT